GATTCCGTTGCTGGGCACCAGTGACATCATGCAGGTGGCGGCCTATGGCGCTGACATGGGTGAATTTGATTACTGGATTCCTATCATGAGCATTCCTGGCATACTGGGTGTGACTCTAGATAACCTACCTCGAATACAAAGTTACATGAATGCCACGCCTGGCCTGATGAAGCAGTGGCAAGATCGCCTAGGACCCAAATACAAAATGCGTGTGGGAGTTTCCTGGAGTGGTCGTAGAGACGCTTGGCTCAATCAACATAAAGGAGTACCGTTTGATCAGGTGCTGACCATGATCCAGAGTCATCCCGAATATGAGTGGATCAGCTTACAAGCAGACGCTACTGCTGATGAAGAACAGGCATTGGCCGGCGCTGGTGTCAAACTTTGGCCAGGGTCGATCAACAGTTTTGCTGACACAGCGGCATTGATGATGCACCTTGATGTTGTGATTGGTGTCGATACTGCTGTCACGCATCTGGCTGGTGCCTTGGGGCGTCCAGTATGGGTCATGCTCAATGCGTTTGCCACAGACTGGCGTTGGTTGTTGGATCGCAACAACAGCCCTTGGTACAGCACAGCCACTTTGTTTAGACAGCCAACCATGGGTGACTGGCCCAGCGTACTGGAAAAAATACAACAGTATCTGGCCTGGTTTAAAATTTAATGCCAACAAAAAACCTGCCGAAGCAGGTTTCTTGCCTTCCCATCCCTGGGTTGGATTCTCTGATTAGGAGAATGAAAGGTTAGACACAGCGATCTCGCCAACATAGTCACCAGCATTGCCGAAAGACGATGCAGTGTTTGTCAACTCGATGTAACCATAACGTGTCATGAATGACACGACTGGTTCGAATGTGCTTGGATCCAACACAACGCCTGAAGACATCAATGGAATGTATGGGCAGTAGAATGCTGGAGCGTCTGCTTCTGAAGAACCTTTGTAACCGACCAACACAGGTGTTGTATCGCTTGCATAAGAGTCAACGAACACACGCATTGCGCCGTTCAATGTACCAACAAACTTGGTGTTTGTAGGTGCTTCGAATGTGCCTTCTGTAGTACGTGCAAATGCGCTGGTTGTAGCACTTTGCAATACTGTCAAAGCAGCTGAAGAGACAACAGCGTAGTTACCAGCGCCACGACGTGTACGTTGGGCGATCAAGTTAGCAACACGGTTGATCAAAACAGCCAAAGCAGCGTGTTCGTCACCAACGAATGTAGCTGTACCAGAAACGGTAGCTTGGTTGTATGTGAACTCAGTTGCAGCCAATGAACGTAGGCTCAAAAGAATCTCTTGGTCAATTTCAGCTGTAATTTCTTGAGCCAATGCGGCCATGATTTCTGCCTCAACGTCAATACCGTGCATGGCTTGTGCGTCTTGTGCAGATTCAAATGTCCAACGTGCTTGCAACTTGCGTGTGCGAGCTTCAACAGCTTGCTTCAAGATTTGCACAGAAATTTGCTTACCGCCAGTACCTTCCATAGTAGCTGTGTTACCGCCTGTGTAGTTGGTAGCTGTAGCTGTGGCAGTTGGTACTGTGGAGTATGCTGTGGCAATTGTAAATGGTGACAATGCTTCTTGACCAGCTGTTACAGAAGTAGCGGCTGCAGAAGTGTCAGTCAAGCTCTGTGCATAACGCACACGCAGAGTGTGGATTTGACCCACTGGACCAGTCATTGGTTGTACACCAACCAACTCGTTAGCAATAACTGTTGGCATTACACGACGGATAACTGGAAGAATCACACGGTTTAATGTTGCGATGTTGCCAGATGCTGTTGAACCAGAACTTGCGTTCTCTTTCAAATACTTACGAGTGTTTTCTAAGATAACACCCATGCTGTTGCGCTTTGAGCCGTTCAAACCTTCGAGCAATGCTTCTTTGGTCTCGCCCCAGCGGCTTTCTAATAGTTCTTGTGACATTTAAGTCTCCTATAAAAAATTTTATAACCCTGCCAGGCGCTTGAGGTCAATCACGTTGCCGCGATCTTCCTGTTGACTACTTGGAACAGTTTTATCCCCAGTTGCTACGGAAACGTTTTCTGTGATCACTTTAGAGGCTTTCACAGAGCGGTCTTCCAACACAGCTGGTAGATACTTTTCGAAGGCGTTTTTCAAACGAGTAGTTTGGACGCTTTCCAGCAAATTACGCATGACTTCAGCTTTTTCCTGGTTTAGAGGACTCAGCAATTCTTGCATCAGGTCTTGACGCTGATTACTGTCTTTGATCATACGTATTTCACGTTCTTTTGACTCAACAACAACTTTGGCGTGTTGTGAGATTTCAATGGCTTTCTTCAATTGCTTATTTTTGCCTTCTAGCATGGCATATAGCTTGCGGACTTCTGCTTTCTCATTTAGGTGAGTAGCACCAAATTCACTTGCGTATGCTTCAAAAATACGGCGACCAAAATTGTTCTCACGAGCAACTTTGATGTCCTCTTGCAATTGACCCAGTTCTTCCCTGAGATGACGGCTAACAGCTTGACTCATTTTCTCTGCACTTTCTTTTACGAAACGTGTTTTGAGTGTTTCAAGTTTTGCGCGGGCTTCACGTACCAAGCGGACTTTTGTTTCCACCACGTCACGTTTGTCTGCAGCAAACTCTTGAATTTCACGAGCCAATGCATGCACCATGAAGTTTTCTAGTTTTGCTAGTCCTTCAGTGTGCATCCGACGGTCTTTGCGCAATTCGCCAATTTCTTCTGCAAGTTTTGTCACCAAGAAGCCGTTAAACTTCTGTGCTGACTCTTTCATCTTGCCTTGGAACTTGACGCGATCTTCTGCAAGTGATTGCTTTTCAGCAGACACAGCTTGAATTTCCGCGGTGAGACTTTCTGTTACCATTTTATCCAGGGCTTCAACCATTACTGACTTATCATGTTCGTAGCGTCCTGCATACTCTTCTCTGAGTTCTGCACGAGCCTGTTCACGAGCTTCACTTAACTTGGCTTCCCAAGCTTCTGTGATCTCTTGACGAGTTTCCTCGGTGATCAGGTTGCTATCTAACAATGGTTTGATTGCATCTAACATTTGTAGATTCTCCTTAGATCTTGAGTTCTCTAATGAGTTTTACAACTTCATTTTTGAGATACTTCTGCACTTTGTTGTCTTCGCCCGCTTCCCGTGCTACCTCTAACAGTCTATGGCCGTACTTCATGTTCATGAGACTTTCATATATTGCTTTAGGGTATGCATTGGGTGCGCTGGGTTGAGCAACCACATCTATAGTGACAATTTCAAAGTCACTTACATGTCCTGTTCTGTCGTCAACGTTGCCGCTGCCACGACTTGAAACTCCTAATTTCACACCAGATGTCAACAAAGTTTTGATCAACTCGCCCATGGGGGTTGGTAAGATCTTCATTTTGCCACATCCGGCATCGCCATCCATCCACATATTTTCAACAGCGTGACACACACGATCTAGATTAATTTTCAAATCATCTGGGTGATCCACTTCGCCTAAAACTGAGTTACCTTCTTTAATCTGTTGATTAATTGTGTTAACTGCTTTGCTGATTTCGTGTAATGGGTAGACACGGTCATTTGCATTGCGTTTGTTGCCTTCAATACAAATGCCCTTTAAATAGAGATTTTTACCGTGACCATCCGGTCCAGATTCTTCTAGAACCTGGATGTTGGCCTGATTAAAGGTAAGTTGTTCTCTTAGTGTTTTCATGTATTAACCGCGAGCTACTGGGCTCTTTGTGTTAACACCACTGGCTTGACCCATCACTGGCTTGGTAGCTGGCTTTGGACTTTGTGTGCCTTGGGCTGGTGTGTTACCAACTTTGCCAATCAAGTCTTTTGTGCTGTTGCTGTAAGCGCCGGCTGCATCATGCTTGCCGCCCATTTCAGTACCTGCTGAAACTGGCTTGACTGAGTTACCAATCGGTCCTTTTGCACCTGCATTAGCGGCTACTGTGGACTTCTTGTTGACGCCGCCTTCTTCAGAAGTCACTGGCTTTGGGGCTGCTTTTAATGAAATTGCTTCCATCATGCCCATTTCTTCAGTGTCGTCCATTTCAATTGCGTCGCCGCCTTCTTCTGGTCCAAAACCGTCGCCGTCGCCCATGTCATTGTTGCCCATTAGGTCTTCAAATTCGGCCATCA